ACTTCCCATTTACCGACTTGACCACGGGTTACGCCAATTATTTCGTCTAAATCGTTTTGGCTAATACCAAGGTCTTCGCGCCGTTGTCGCAACGCGCTTATAAGCGATTGATATGCTTTAGACTCGGTGGTCATCGAGGTAAGCCAAGATAGCTTCTACAGTTGACCAGCGAGGGTTGTATTTGTTTTTTTGCCACCGCCAGACAGTCGTTGGAGACACCCCAACCTCTTTAGCGACATCAGCTAAAGACAGTCCTTGTTCTTGACAACGCTTCTGCAGAAATCCAAACATAAAGCTTTATACAGCTTAGCTGTGCATTTCTGCAAGCGGTGAAAAATGGTAACTGCTAAAGTACATTGTAACGCAAATTCATTAAATAAGTACGGAATTTTTGTTGGCGATATACTAGAAATAGAGCTTGATAAAAGTGTTTCTTATCAAAGAGATGATATAGTTTTGGCGCGTCCTAATGGAGAATTTGCGCCATATTTGTTTAGGCCTCCTTTCATTGTTCCTGCGTCAACTTACAGGTATTACGTGTCTCACGAGATTAAGGATATCCCCATCTTTGGTCGTGTAGTTGAGCTTAGACGAATCTTCCAGCCATGTTCTTAGAATTCTTACAAACTGCTGGTAAGTTAGTTCAGCGCAGTCTGGACAGGCGATGCACGCTGCATCGTAGACAGTCTGGTATTTTCTTTTAGCCAAAGTCTTGTTACCACCAACATGAGTAGATGACGGTTTCACCACGTTCGATGGCTTTTATGGCTTCGTCACAGAATCGTAAGTCGTCTTCTCGGTATTCTTTGACGGACTCGTCCTGATACTCGTGTCCGTAGAGGAAGCCACCGTCGGATCGATAGTCTTTGAAGCCTGACAAGATAGCCTTGCGGAGGTCTTCGATGTCCTCTTTGTAGAGGTGCAAGTCTTCACAGTTGAGAGTTGATGCTGGTCGTCCTGTCTGATCCACCCAAAGGCGTTCCATGTACTCCTGTAGCGCGGCGTGTTTGCGCCAGTAAAACCTAGCGGTTGGCTCTGTACGAAACTCTGCGAATTGATCCAGTCCCATTAGTCTGCGTCTCCGTAGCGTTCTTTTGCTTCACGGACCAGTCGTCCGTATTGGGCAAGGCCAAGGCCGTGCGTCATGGCTGCGCGATATGCTGCATCTTCTGGTGTCCATTTCTTGTCGGAATGATCCATGAGAAACATGACGGTATGTGTTGCTGCTGTGTAGCGTTCATAATAGCTCAGCATTATCCGATCCTTTTAGTTAATTGGATTGTGGTGAGGATCACGAGTATCCAGTACGGTGCGGATACGATTGATAGAATCATCGTTGGGTTTACGCCTGCGAGCAGTGCACCCCAGAGAGAGACTATCATTAGGATTAAATAGTAGAGCACGAACGCACCAATGGTTCGTGCGATTCTAGTTTGTCCCATCATTGTTCTTTCCTTTCGAGCCATTGATGACCAGAGAATCCAAGGCAGTAGCGAAGTGCTGTTTTGCATTTGGGGCAGTTGTCTTTGTTGTCACGTACTGCGTTAATGTTGACCCAAGCTTTGCAGGACGGACAGATGACTTCTATGTCTTGGTATGCTCGGAGGTATAAACTTTGGCGTTCAGCATCGGACATCTTGTAGTGACAAGGACGATCCGGGTGACGCAATTCGTCACAGTCGGGGCAGATCATAGAAAACTCCTTTCTGTAGAAACTTTCTGGTGAGTTTCTTTCTGTAGAAACTTGCGGGTGACCTCCAGTGAGTCTGGAGGCGCGGCGCTGCGCGCCGCGACCCCGTTAGTTGAGGATGTATTTGAGGACTAGAGCTGCTGCGATGACGTAGGCGATAGGTTTGAACCAGCCGAAAGTAGTCGTGGCATAGTCGTCTACCTGGGTGATGATTGGGTCAGCTTTCTCCACGAAGTCGTGCAGTTTTTCTTTGCGAGAGTCGGACATTGGCGATCCTTTAGGCGAATAGTGCGATGCACAGAAGTGCGAGGAAAGCGGCAGTTGAGCCGATGCACGTGCCAAGTGCGATTTCTAGCAGGAATTGTTTGGTATAGCGTGGCATTGCGAACTCCGTTAGGCCATGCGGGTGAACTGTGATGCTGGGAGCCCCGAGCCCCGAAGGGGCGAGGGGCGGAGCATGGTAGATGGCGAGCGAGTAAAAAGGGGGGAGGACACGCTGCACGAGGCAGAGTGCCCTCCGGTGAGGTTAGCGTTACTTGAGGTATTTGGAAAACTTGTCGGCGACGGCTGACATCTCGGCGGTGTGGTATTCTGCGACCTGGGCGCGATTGTCGATTTGTTCTGTGTATGGCCGATATGGTTGGCCGGTGTAGTCGGCAAGCGCCTGTTTGAAGTTGAGGGAAAGCTCTGCGAAGGCGTGTGCTGTTGCCTCCATTGTAGCTGCCTGCATGTGGACTTCGTCGAACTTGGTCATGTCGATCTCTGTGCGAGTGCTAGCGCGCATCAGGTCTTGGAGGTACTGGGCCTTCTTGGGGAGGCCTTCTTCTTCGATGTAGGCAACTTTGCGGTCGATGCAGCCAATGATGCTGCGGGCGAGGAACCATACGCTGTTTTTGTCCCACTCGCTGCTATCTATGAACTCTTGAAGGCTAGCGAAGAAGGAGGACGCGGCGTCAGCGGCAGCTCCGCTGTCGAGGGAAGGCACGGCAGGCTGTTCGTAGGCGTGTTCAACGGATTCGGAGATGGAAACTACGTTCTGTGTCATGTCTAGAGTCCTTCACGTTCGTTAAGATAGATGGCGATGAAGCAAGCGCCCAAGAGAGCGCCAAACGGTGTAACTACAGCAAGCATTGGATAGAGCCAGTCAGTCATTAGATTTTCTCCTGTGGGAAGGTGATGTGGAGATGCATGTCAAGTAGTGCAGCAGCGTCGTCATCGAGCTGGTCCCAGAAGTCGGGGCGTGTCGAGAAGCCTAGAAGAACGCGGTCGAGGAACGAGTCGTCGAGTTCGTCGAATTCTTCGTCGAGGATGTCGATGAGGTCGAAGTAGTTAGTCATGTTTTGGACTCCTTGTTGCCAACCTTGTTGTTGGTTTGCCCACTAGATCGTGCAAAATAGCGTAGCGGTGATGCGTCAAGACCGAAGCCGCTGGAAGCGGGCCATTTTTTTACAGCTAGGATGTCGTAAGAAGCAGAGCGACAGTAAGCTTGGCCAGAAGTAGCAACAGGATAAACGGTTGGGAAAAAATGGAGTCTTGACGCAGCAATTTTGTATGATACGCGCCCGGAGTGCTTGCACGTAGGGCGTGTGTGGGCGCAAACCAGCAACGAGGGGAGTAGGGAAGCTCGGTGGTAGCCAAGCAGCGAGTGCGAGAGGGACCGGAACGGGCCCGGCCCCGAAGGGGACGAAGCAACGAGTCGCTTGTGGCTCTGGTTGTTGGTATAGATTGCGCGAAGGTTGCAGCGAAGAAACGCAGCGAAGCGATAGCGAGCGAGGCCTGAGCGGGAAGAGTGAGTGAGGACGGAGACTAATCCGACAAATAGCGCATCGACCCCGCAGGGGGCGGTGTGCGTGAAACAATAAGAATTCCACTAGCGTAATCAATGGCATACACTGTGCGTTGACAGGTAGATTAGAGTGTGTCTCTCTTTGTTTTAAGAGGTATCCGATATGAGTAACGTTGTAGCAAAGACAGTTGCAGAAGCGACACCGAGCCGTGAATTAACGGACAAGCAAGCAGCCCTCGTTGATACATTAGTAAGTACTGGATGTACGGTGAAGGAGGCCTCCGTACAGGCGGGCTATAAGGACAGTGAAGGTGGTAGGGTCGCGGCACAGAAAACCCTCAAGTTACCGCATGTTCAAGCGTATATGCTGAAGGCAGTAGCAGAGCACCTTGGGACCAACGCGGCACGCGCTGCTGCGAGGATGGTAACGCTGGCTACGGAAGCCCGCTCAGAGTACGTTCAACTCGAAGCGTCGAAGGACATCTTGGACCGGACAGGCTTCAAGCCACCGGATAGGACGAAGGCCGAAGTGCTAGGAGATATTCAGGTAAAGATTGATCTAGGTTGATTAAGGCCATTCGTAGTGAAGGGGGCCCCCAAAAAGTCGAAGACTTTTAGAACGATGTGGTGTTGCTCCGGCATTATTTGCTCTCAGGGTTCAATGTGCGTTTCCTGATTAGGGGTAACGCAAATAAATTTTTTTGGTCAAAAAAGGCCCGAATAAGGAATTAAGGTATGCCTTATAGTCGTGAATCATATAGCCGAGCTGCGCCAAAAGGGTCTGCTCCGTACAACAACCCGGCCCCTGATATGCGTGGGATGGTTGTTCGTTCGTCTGACAAGACGAGTGATCTTTTCAAGATGGACGCGGACATGATCCGCAACGCCTCCTGGTACAAAGGCTCGAAGTAGGCCAATGGCCTACGGTCAGCGCAGGAACCCTGCTGCCAAGTCGATGGCTAGTTCTATGTACCGCAAGCGCGTAAAGCCTTCTGGCAAGCGTTACAGCCGCAAGAAGTAGGGATGCCTAAGCAGCCTAAGACGCGCGGAGGCGTGAATAAGAAGTATGTGAAGGGTTCCAAGAACCCTAAAGCGCAGGAACGTGAGATCAAGAGCACTGCGCGTAAGTACCGCGCTGGCAAGCTCACGAAGACTGAGATGAACCAAATAGCTCAGCGGCGGTCTAAAAATGTCAAAAGCTCCTACAAAAAAGCAGGCGAAAGGCGACGCAAAAGGCTCGCGTAAGCTTGGCCCTGCTGTAGAAGCGGCGGTTAAGAAATACGCGGCTTCCTCGCCGTATACTGCGACTCAGCTCCGGCAAGTTGCGCGTCGAGGCATGGGAGCGTATTTCTCTAGTGGTTCTCGGCCGGGGCAGACGCCACAGAGCTGGGCTATCGGCCGTGTGCGTTCTGCCGCTACTGGTAAGGGTGGCGCTCGTAAGGCAGACGCTGACATCTTGCGCAAACGCCGCACTAAGGCTAAAAAAGCTTAACATGGACGAAGAAGACGCACCTAAGCCTCTGGCATGGAACTTTGTGAGCGAGCTGTCTGTAGCTGACTTGCGCCGTTTGCGAGCAATAGTTCGGAAGGTTCATATGCGCTATCACCCCACCGAGCTGGTCACGGACTATGAGGCTGACCGCATTATTGAAAGCTTTGGACCGGAAACTGCTGCGCGGCTAATTCGCACTGGCGTTGACGGAGGCTATGTCCACTAATGGCGGAAAAGAAAGACCCTCGTTTAGCTCGGGCTGGCGTAAGCGGCTACAATAAGCCCAAGCGCACTCCCAGCCATCCCAAAAAGTCTCATATTGTGGTTGCCAAGGTAGGTGATCAAATCAAAACGATTCGCTTTGGCGAGCAGGGCGCTAAGACTGCTGGCAAGCCCAAAGCTGGCGAGTCCGAGAAGATGAAGCGGAAGCGCGCCAGCTTTAAAGCTAGACATCGCAAGAATATTGCTCGGGGCAAGATGTCTGCGGCGTACTGGGCCGATAAGGTAAAGTGGTAGATGGCCACCCTTGAGTACAAGCCTGACGGCGAAACTCTAAAAACATTTATGAAGTCGGATACTTTTTTTCGTGGTATCCGTGGTCCTGTAGGCTCTGGCAAGTCTGTGTCTTGCTGCATCGAGGTCATGCGACGAGCAATGATGCAGGAGAAGAACAAAGACGGTGTGCGTCGGACACGCTGGGCCGTCATCCGCAACACAAATCCACAGTTGCGGACCACGACAATCAAGACATGGCTAGACTGGTTTCCCGAAAATGTCTGGGGAAAATTTAACTGGTCTGTGCCTTACACGCATATGCTCAAACGTGGCGAGATTGAGGCGGAGGTTATATTTCTGGCTCTTGATCGCCCTGAAGACGTGCGTAAGCTTCTGTCGCTTGAGCTGACCGGCGTGTTTATCAACGAAGCGCGTGAAGTGCCTAAGTCGATTGTAGATGCTTGCACAATGCGTGTAGGCCGTTTCCCGTCTATGCGCGACGGCGGACCCACGTGGTATGGCGTTATTGCAGACACAAACGCCCCGGAGGAAGACCATTGGTGGCCCATCATGGCAGGCGATGCTCCTGTTCCTGACTACATCTCTCAGGGAGAAGCCTTGATGATGGTTAAGCCTGATAACTGGGAGTTCTATACGCAACCGTCTGGCATGGAAGAAATCCGCGATAGCGAGGGTAATGTCACCGGCTATAACAAGAACTTAAATGCAGAAAACGTAAACAACCTGCAGCCGGATTATTATTCCAACATCATTCGTGGCAAAACGCGCTCATGGATTGATGTCTACGTTATGAACCGGCTAGGCATGGTGGAAGAGGGCAAGCCCGTCTACAGTCAGTTCAACGACAAGGTTCACATAGCCAAAGAGGCTATAGAGATTCCTGAAAACGCTGAAGTACACGTTGGGCTGGACTTTGGCCTTACACCTGCTGCTGCCTTTTGTTTGCAGTTGCCGCGTGGGCGCTGGGCCGTTGTAAGAGAGTTGGTTGCAGTAGACATGGGAACAGTTCGCTTTGCCGAGCTGCTTCGCCACGAAATTGCCACAACTTTCCCAACCTGTAACGTATATGTACACGGCGACCCTGCTGGCGATATGCGTGCGCAAACCGATGAAACAACACCCTTTCAAATCCTGCGCGCTGTCGGTTTGCAGGCTCGCCCTGCTCCATCGAACGATGTTGCCTTGCGCCTTGATAGCGTGAACCAATGCCTAATGCGTATGGTTGATGGCTCGCCCGGTCTAGTTATAGACCCGACGTGTTTAAGCATCATTAAAGGATTCCAGGGTGGCTATCATTATCGCAGACTGTCGGTATCTGGAGACAGGTATGAGGACCGGCCGTTTAAAAATAAATTTTCGCACATCCATGATGCGCTACAGTACGCTTTGTTGGGCGCAGGTGAGGGGCGGCAACTTCTTGGCGGAGCGAAAAAAACAGAGCCTTTTCAGGTTAGGCGGGACTTTGATGTTTTTACTCGCAAGCCTAAAAAACAAAAAGCACGAACGTGGGCTAGCTTCTTGTCCCGCTAATGTGCGTTGCAGAGGTTATCTTTAACAGCATTTCTGGCAGACATGAATAAATTTAGACGCACGACAAAGGCTGACATTGAGGCTATTGCCAGCAATGCCCGAGCTGTCGATGTCTTTGAGTGCTACTATTGTAACGGCAAGCCTTTTGCTGAAACGCTAGCTGACGCAGTGCGTTATTCACGTGGTGCGTTTACTTGGCTTCATGATGGGCAACCAACCGCCATATGGGGCATTTCCTCGTTGGGCCAGAAACGAGGTGTGCCCTGGCTCCTTGGTTCTAAGGCAATGGACTCTTTCTTGGAGCCAAGGAGCCTACGAAACAAAAGTTTCTTTATGAAGCACTCTCGGCATTTTTTGCTTGGGTGGCAGGACATGTACGATCATCTTGAAAACTACGTTTGGCAAGAAAACAAAAGATCAATTGCATGGCTTAAAAAATTAGGTTTTGACGTGCTGCCTGCAAAGCCTTTTGGAAAGTTTGGAGAGCCATTTCATAAATTTACATGGAGCAGTAATTAATGTGTGTGCCGTCGTCGCCTAAACCCAGCGGTCCAAGCCAAGAAGATTTGAATCGTCAAAAACAAATTCAAGAGCAACAGCTTGCTGAGCTAAAGCGAAAGGAAGACGAACTCGCTGCGGCAGAGGAGCGTCGTGAGGATCGCTTGAGAGCTGGTCGTTTGGGATATGCTTCTCTGTTTACAGGCGGCGCTGGCGGTGCTGGCTTTGAAGACAGTAGTCAAGATAAACGCACAACGCTAGGATAGCTTGGTGGTTGTTGAGTCTCCCCCGTACCCGACTGCATCGGACGATCCGGTAGAACTGTATATGCGCCGCTTTGAGCGCGCTCGTGCAATTCGTGAAAACTGGGTTCCACTCTTTGAGGACTGTTATACTTACACGCTGCCTGCGCGTGAAAGCTTCTACATGGAAACAGGAGGCAGTGACCGCACAGATCGCATTTTTGACGAAACTGCGGTTGTTGGTGTGCAGGAGTTTTCTTCTCGTTTGCAGTCAGGACTTGTGCCCACCTTTGCTCGTTGGGCCGACCTAAAAGCGGGACAAGAGATTCCCGAAAATCAACGAGAAGCAGTGGATCGGCAGCTGTCTTCCGTAACTGAATATATTTTTGAGATTCTGCAAAACAGTAACTTTAATCAGGAAGTCCACGAAAGCTTCATGGACCTTGCTGTTGGCACGGGTTGCCTTTTGGTAGAAGAAGGTGACGTAAACCATCCGGTTCGATTCAATGCTGTACCGCTGCCTCACGTATACTTAGAGGCCGGTCCGAATGATGAGATAGAGGGGGTCTATCGGACGCGACGTATGCGTCATGAAGATATCAGTCGTATGTGGCCGGGGGCAGAAATTCCTGCTTCTATGCAGGCGCGTATGATGACCAATCAAACGCAATACTGCGACTTGATTGAGTGCACTCTGCGAAACACAGAGCGCCCAAATGAGGTTGCATACGATTACATTGTTATTTCTAAAAATGACAAAGCGGTGGTTTACAAAACCCAGTTCAAAGGAACGGGGTCTTCACCTTGGGTGGTTTTCCGTTGGTCTAAAGCCAGTGGGGAAATTTACGGGCGCGGCCCTGTGCTCAACGCACTTCCCGCAATCCGAACGACCAACCTAACAGTTGAGTTGATTTTGGAAAACGCACAGCTTGCCATCTCTGGTATCTGGCAAGTAGATGATGATGGAACAGTTAATCCTGATACGATTAACCTTGTTCCGGGAACCGTTGTTCCGCGCGCACCCGGATCAAGCGGGCTGAGTCCGATTGCACCGCCCGGACGATTCGATGTTGCCCAACTTATCCTTAATGATATGCGGTTAAACATTCGACGCGCGCTTTACAACGAAATGCTCGGTGATCCAAACAAGACACCGATGAGCGCGACTGAAGTCGCGGAGCGCATGGCCGACCTGTCTAGGCAGATAGGCAGTGCGTTTGGACGGCTGCAGGCAGAGTTGGTTCAACCTCTTTTGCAGCGCGTTATTTACATTCTCAAAAAACGTGGCCTGATTGAAGTCCCGCAAATCAATGGACGAGACATCAGAATTGCTGCTACATCACCCCTTGCTCGTTCACAGAAGCTGCAAGACGTGACAACAGTTGATCGGTTTATTGAGTTGATTGGCGCAAGGTTTGGTCCGCAAGCTTTGTCCCTGACAGTAAAGCCAGAAGAAGCAGCGGCATTTATGGCGGAACGTTTAGGTGTTCCACCAGAAATCTTGCGCACAGACGTGGAGCGTAAGAGCTTGCTTCGGTATTTGCAGCAAGCGGCGAGCAGTGCGCAGCAACAGCAAATGCAGGCTTCGGATGCAGAACCAACACAGTAACAATGCGCTATCGGTTGATGGCACGGTTAGAAACAGTGAAGTAGAAAAAAATCTAAACTCTTTGTTTGCTGCGGTATTTGCTGGAGACAACGGAGAAAAAGCTTTAGCATATATTCGCAGTATTTCAATCGACCAAGTGTCTGGCCCGGAAATAGGGCCGAATAAACTAATGCACTTGGAAGGGATGCGGTATCTGGCCGCAATTATACAAAACCGCGTAAAGAAAGGCCGTGAGCATGAGTGATGAAACAGCGAACACCGGAAGTGAAGGGCAAAACTTTTCCTCTGAGCCCTCTGGGTCAGAGCGCCCCGAAAATGTACCAGAAAAATTTTGGAATTCAGAAAATGCTGCGATTGATACCGACCGGCTTTTGCAATCTTATAAAGAACTTGAAAGCTATAACGGTAAGCGCATGGAGGAGCTTCGCGCCTCTGTGGCTGAAGAATACGTGCAAACGCGCATGGCGGATCGCCCGGCCAGCAAGGATGATTACGCTCTGCCTGATACTGGTCCCGTTGGGGATGCTCTGGCAAATCTTGACGGTGATGACCCGCTGCTTGGTTGGTGGCGCGAAACTGCTTTTGAAGCAGGCCTCAGCCAAGATCAGTTCAATGCGGGGTTAACACAATACGTCAATCGTCGCATGTCTGAGATGCCCAATCCAGTCGAAGAAATGGCGGCTTTGGGTGAAAACGCTCGTGTTCGTGTAGACGCGGTAGAGGTATGGTCTCGCCAAAATCTACCGGCTGAGCTGTTCCCTGTAGTTGCGCAGATGTGCTCTACAGCCAATGGGGTGCAGATTATGGAGCACCTTATTAACAGAACAACGCCAGTTAATATGGCGGCCGTAACTGGCTCTATTGCTGAGCAGGCCCCGACCCGCCAGGATATTCGAGACATGATGAATGACCCGCGATACTGGGACCCGAATGAAAGGGACCAGTACGTTAAGCAGGTAGAAAAGCTGGTAAGCCGAGTTCGTTAAAGTTTTGTAGAGGGCCGACCCACCTTGCGCACTCAATGTGCGTTGCGCGGTTTAGTGCCGCGTTCTTTTTTTAACACGGCCCCACAACGAAATTTGCTTGGCCCTCGGACAACCAAGCAGCGCGGAAATGGGATAACCGCTGACACCAACTTTTAACTGTGAGGATGAAATGGCACTCGATATTTCCGATGCCTTTATTACGCAGTTTGAGTCGGAAGTGCATGTTGCTTATCAGCGTATGGGGTCGAAACTCCGTCCGCTGGGCCGTAACATCACTGGCGTTACCGGCTCGACTGCTCGGTTCCAGAAAGTAGGCACTGGAACGGCTGTTACCAAAGCGCGCAACGCTGAAGTGGCGGCGATGAACTTGACGCACAGCTCGGTTGATGTGACGCTGACTGACTACTATGCAGCGGACTACATTGATCGTCTGGACGAGCTGAAGACCAACATCGATGAGCGTCAGGTTGTTGCGCTTAACGCTGCTGCGGCTTTGGGTCGTAAGACCGACGAACTCATTACGGACGCGCTTGACGGAACGTCAAACACGACCGTTCATGGTTCGACGGGCATTAACACCACAAAAATCTTTACGGTGTTTGAAAACATGGGCGAAAACGATGTTCCTGATGACGGTCAGCGTTATTGGGTTGTCGCCCCTGACCAGTGGACGGAACTTCTGGGCATTAGTGCTTTTGCTGACGCGGACTTTATTGGCTCTGACGACCTCCCGTACAAGGGCGGTATGACGGCTAAGCGTTGGCTGGGCTATGTTTGGATGGTTCACTCCGGCCTGCCTACGGATGGCTCCGGCAACCGCAAGACCTTCTGCTGGCACAAGTCTGGCATTGGTATTGCGACCGGCGCTGACATCGCGACCGAGGTGAACTATGTTCCGGAAAAAGTTTCTAACCTTGTTACTTCGATGCTTTCGCAGGGAGCCGTCCTTATCGACGACAATTCTGTGTTCGAAGTTCAGTGCAGCGAATAAGGAGGCTTACTGATGGCTCTTTCTGCAAGTGATCTGCACAAGGTTGGCGGTGGGAACAAGCAGCTTTTTCTCTATGAATCTGCTGACGCGGTTGCCACTATTGCCGGTTCCGGTTACTTCAACGATGTAACCAACCAGCTTAACCAAGATGATGTAATCATCGCGGTTGGCTCTACCGGCGGTACGCGCACGGTTGACGTTCTCGTTGTTACGAGCGCCAGCGGTTCCGCGACCGTTACTACCACCAACGGTACGTAAGTAGGAGGGGAGGGGTTAGCGCCCCTCCCTTAACCCTTTGGCAGCACCAACAGCTTCTACCTCAAGTATTGATATTTGCGCCCGTGCGTTAGTTCTCGTTGGCGCAAACCCTATTACGTCTTTTGAAGACGGAACTACGGAAGCAACTATCACATCGAACCTTTACGAAGACGTTGTGAGAGCTGATCTTTCGTCTTATCGATGGCGCTTTGCCACAAAGCAGGCGGTTCTTAATCGCCTAGCTGACGCCCCCACATCTCGTTGGGATGCCGCTTATCAGCTTCCGAGTGATGTTTTAACTGTAAATGCCGTAACGGTTGCAGAAAAAGCAATTGATTATGATATTTACGGAGATAATGTATATGCCAATGCTGGCGTAGATGAGTCACTTGTAATTGACTACGTGTATCGCCCCGACGAGTCTGAGTGGCCTCCGCATTTCGTGCTGATGGTCCAGTATCATATGGCAAGCATTCTTGCTGGCTCTTTGGCTCGTGATGCTGGACTTGCTAAGTTAATGGCAGACCAGCACCAAGCTCAGAATATTCGTGCGAGAGGCATTGACTCCCAGCAGCAAACAACTCGTCGTTTGACGGTTAATCGTTTTCTTGAAGGTTCTGGTCGCCGCTCAACGCGTGGTTCTAGGCGCGAGAGATAATGCCGACTTACCGTGTTCTTCAGACAAACTTTCAGGCAGGTGAACTAGACCCTAACTTTCATGCGCGTTCTGACTTGAAAGCGTATGATGAAGGTGGGAAGCAGGTTCGCAACTTTTATTTGATGCTTACAGGCGGAGTAATGCGCCGCCCGGGCACAACTTACCTTAACGACTTAGGTGCTCAATCCAGACTGCAGGGCTTTGCTTTTTCTGGTGACGAGCGTTATCTTATTGCGTTTCAAAGCGGTGGGGCAAAAGTATACAGTACAGCAGGGGTTTTGCTGACAACACTGACTGGAGCGCCGTGGGGCGTTGATGACATCTACGAGCTAAACGTTGCCTCTGCTGGCGATATTATTATTGTTTGTCATCCTGACTACAAAACACAACAAATTACACGAACAGGTGCGTCAACCTTTACTCTTGCTCCTTTTGAATTTGACGGTGAGAACAACACTGGCGGTGTTCGCCATGCTCGCCCATTTTTTAAATATGCAGACGCAAACGTAACCTTGCAGCCGTCAAGTACTTCTGGGTCTATTACCCTTACTGCAAGTTCCGCCGTTTGGGAATCGGATCACGTAGGTACTATCGTTGAGTTTACAGATGAAGACGACACGACGGTTCTTATTCTAATTTCAGGGTACACATCTAGCACCGTTGTAAGCGGTACAATTCTGTACGGAGAGGCTGTAAAGCACACTGTTGCAGAGTCTACATGGCGGGAACAGCTTTATTCAGATGTTCGTGGGTGGCCTGCAGCGGTCACATTTCACGATAATAGGCTGTGGTTTGGCGGTAATGCGCAGCGTCCGGGTGGATTGGTTGGCTCTACTTCTGGGTCATTTTTTAACTTTGACATTGGCACAGGCGAGGATGACCAAAGTGTTGACGTCAGTATTGCCTCAAATAGCGTTAATGAGATTCGTCATCTAGTTTCAACGCAACGGCTTGAAATCTTAACTGACACAGGCGAATTCTTCATTTCTGACAGCGATGTTAGGGCAATCACTCCATCTAATGTGTCCGTCCGTCGTCAAACAACTTTTGGATGCACCAGGATTCCTCCAACTTTTTTTGAGGGCCAAACTATATTTGTCCAAAGGTCTGGGCAAAACATGCGGTCGTATGCGTTTGATTTTGTTCGAGATACTTACGTGTCTGATCTGTTGAGTCTTACGGCTTCGCATTTGTTTGATGTGCCAAAACAAATTACTGGAACCTTCGGTACGGATACCCGACCAGAACAGTTTCTTTTGTTTGTAAACTCAGACGGCACACTTGTTCACATGCACTCGATTCGTGAGCAAAAAGTGCGAGGCTTTGCGCTCTGGACTACTCGCTCGGGCGACACGTTTGAAAGTGCCGCTGGTGTTGGTGAAGATTTATTTGTTGCTGTTAAACGGACGATTAATGGATCGACAGTCCACTGCCTTGAGAGTCTTGCAGACGACGATAGCGTTACGCTAGACAGCTCTGCTGTTGGAGCGATGTCTCAGTACGGCACACCACTTGTTAACGGCGGCTCGCAAACAGGAAACTCGCTTGTTATCGACGGGTTGACGAGCACACCCTTTGATGGCGATCAGTTTACTATTAGCGGTGTTACGGGCACGTATACAATCACCAACGTAGTCTATTCGGCCGGCAGCGCGACTTTGACGCTATCTTCTGATCTTGACAGCTCTCCGGCAGACAACGCGGCCGTAACGTTTACCACAAGCCGTCTTTACACTGGGTTTACCCATTTAGCCAATGAAACAGTTCATGTCGTTGCAGGCAATTTGTATCTAGGCACTGAAACTGTTTCTGCAGGCGGAACAATAGAAATTGATTATTCGGGCATAGATGATGTCAGGGCAGGCTACACATACACACCTGTTTTAGAAACAATGCCGGTAACACCTCAAGCTAAACGTGGGGCGCTTGATGGTTCGTTCCGCAGGATTACTCGCTGCATTGTTGATATTATCGGAGCATACGATATTAAAGTTGCTGGAAACCAGCTTGCTGTTCGCCAAGTAACAGATGATATGAGCCAGGAATTACAGGCGCAAGCAGGACATTACGAGTTTCCTATTCTTGGGTACTCAAGAGAACCTACAATTACATTAACGCAAACCGATCCATTACCTTTGCGTATTTTGGGTATGAATATTGAAATGAGGGCTTACTAATGTGTGAACCCGTTACCGCAACTGCTGCTGCAACAAGTATTGCTGCAGGAACAACTGCTGCAGCCGCTGCTCCTGTGGCAGCAGGAACTCTTGCTGCCGCAGGGCCGGGGCTTATGGCTGTTGGCCCAGCGCTCGCAGGGCCGGGGCTTATGGCTACTGCTTCTGCTGCAGTTCCTGGTGCTATTGGTTTTGCGCCACTTGGCGCTTCTTTTGCCTCTGTTGCTCCGTCAGCTTCTCTTTTTAGCAGTATCGGAGCCATTGGTTCATCATTAAGCGGAGCACTGCCATACATTTCTCCGCTAGCAAGTGCTGCTGGTGCGCTTTCGTCTTTTGGTAGCATGTCGGATATGGAAGCAATGGGCAGGTTAAACGCTGAAATTTCCATGATTAACATGAACCAACAACTAATAGAGGCCCAGCAACGAGAGCTTGAGCGACGTCAAAAAGTGCAAGCAAGCCTTGCTGCAATAATGTCTGGCCAAACTCAAGGGCAGTCAATGGTTGCTTTGGCTAACAAGAAAGTTGAAGACGCCAAATTATCAAAAGGTCTTTTTGAAACGCAGATTGGTCAGATTGGAGTAGTAGGTCGAACAGACACGGCTAACATCGACTCCAGAACGGCGCAAAGGCTCTCAAGTGTGCGCAGTCAAGGCTTTGAGGCTCTTGGGCGAGCGACCGGCCAAACAGCTACGGCCCTCAGCTCTTAGAGGTAAAAATGGTTAATTTTGCGGATATAGCTAGTTTTGCGAAAGGCGCTGCGCCCTATGCAGAAGCAGAGATTGAACGCCGTCAGTCAGAAGAAAGAAGACTAGAGGCGTTAAACAAACAAAAAAAAGAAAAGGAAATGGACGACGCAGAGCGCATCCGGGTTTTGCGAGCGCAAGATGCGTTTAATGCAGAGCTTGATAATTTAAATAGCCTTGCAGATGAAAATGAGTATGCGCCAGAAATTTACAATCAAAAACTTCAGGCGCTTAAAGAAAAGCACTCTAAGATTTCTGGGGTCAACGAACTTCGAGCGACAACTTTTGAAACAGGAATTTCTGATACTGTCCGCAAGTTAGAAGGCTTGTATGAAACTAAAGCCGATAAGACTGCAATAGCATATGCAGATGCGAAGCTGTCCCTTGATTGGGCAAATCAAGTCAATGGAATACTTGATGATGCGGTACAGGGCGGCTATGCCCAATCACCGCAGCAATTAGAAGAGATAGTGGCGCAAGCTTTAAGCGGTGCGCTGAAGTCCATTGAAGATGGTAGCAAAGAAGGCGAAATAAGAGGTCTTAAATTTAAAGCAGCTGCTGCCCGTAATTATGGGACGGCAATTCGTTCGTATACAACAGAACGAAATAAAAAAATTAAAGACGAACAGATTTCTAAGTTAAGCCAGATTTCTGCTGTGTCTTTGAGCAATGCTGCAAACGTTGTAAGGGCCGCCCAAGAAGACCCCGATCTTACGGGAACAGAAATCGCGGAACAGCTTAGTGCCTCTATAGACGCTGACGGTATGAGGGAGTTTGCCGATGGGCTAGGTGTGCCCTTTGAAAAATATTACCCCGTAAGTACGCAAAACGCTCATGTTGCCACAATTCTGGGTGCGTATTTTAGGGAAAAGTATCCGAATCAGTCTACTGATACAGATACGTTTGATGTGTTTTTGAATGAGATTCGCAAGACAAGTCCAGAAAAAATGTCAGCGTTGCTAAACAATATTTTGGGCGAGGACACTGGGGGTCAGATTACAAGCTCGCCTGGACGACTTAATTCAATTTTAGCAAACGTTAAAACGAACGTTGAGAGTTTTCGCCCCACCAAAAGACTGCGGGAAGCGGCTTGGAATGATAGCGAAAACAAATCAAAAGTTTTTGTTGATGGCGTAGTTAGGGACTTGAAAGACCAAACTTTTAGCAACATAGAAGCCAGTTCAAAAGCAGGGCAATTGATTGCCCGTTTGGGAAACCCCCTTTCTTCAGAAGACTTTGATTTTCTTGGTGAGTGGGATCAGACAGGCCTTGCTGGAAACGACACAGAGTTTGATGATGTCAATATGCCAAACAGGGCATATAGAGACCGTCTAGAAAACCTTGCTAACGCTGTTGTTGAACGCAGAGAAATCGTTAGAAGTGTTTTAGACGGAACTCCGGATTGGGACGAATACAGTTCAAATTCGTATGACAACGTTTCTTTGATGCAAGACGCATTGCGTTTCAAGCTTGGGCCAGAAAAAGCAGAAGCCTTAGCTGATCCAAAGTATTTTAACAACGTCACCAGTAGTTCGTTTGAAGCGTTTGAACTGAACGCAATTATGTCGGACCACAAGTTTTTGCCACCAAGTTTGTTTGAGTGGATTGATAAATATAAGTATGACTTGGAACAAGGACGGTTGGGTGATGCAAGCACTGGTGAAGTGCAGGGAGGCATAGCCGAAGTGCGTACTCAACGCCCAACAGTCGTTAAGAATTTGCAAAAACTTCAGAGCAACCCTGACTTTATGAAATTGCCTAGCAGCCAGAGAGAGGAGCTTGCAAGCGCGATTGAAGAGTTAAGAAAAAAAGGTAGCAACTAATGGCGGACGAAAAATATAAAGAACGTATTAATGCCGTTATACAACAAATGCCGCCAGAGGTTTTTGGTTACGACGATCCCAGCCTTGTTTCTCGTGCTTTGTCATTTGTAGGCATAGGCTCTGACAATGGCGTAGAAATCGATGACCTTCCTGAAGTGTTTTATGATGATGTTCTAAATTACAGCGACAACGCTAGTGATTTGTCAGACAAAGCTCTTGAAAACATTATTCACTTGGTAGTGGCACGGGAAAAATATCATTCAAGTAAAATGAATGATTACCCTGCCGAAGACGGTAAGCGAAAGATTCGCCTTATTAAGGGGCTCAAGTACGACCAGCTTTCTCCTGAGTTTGCTCGTTGGACTCTGACAAACATGCCTATGCCTGATCTTGGTTTGGAGATGAGTTACGACAGGCTGGAAAATCAGCCAGCTCGTGAAGCCGCGCGCACCATTAGCGGCGAACCTATTCCTGCGTACCTTGATTCAAAGACTGTTTCCGAGATTGTGGACAAGGGTCAGTACCGTTTTGCAAACGGCCCCGGCAATTCTGTTCGCATGTTCTACACTCTTCCTGATGGCCTTGAAATGGAGGTCCCATCATTTCAGATGCGAGTTGCTCAAGGCGCTGACGGAAAGCTAGGTCTTTCTGCCGAGCAAAGCGCGCAGTCAGCTGGTATTTTTTTCCCAAACAAAAGAAGTCGGCGTGTCCCAGAAAGTCTTTTTGATGACGGGGCCAAGCAAACATACCTGGAGCAAAAAATTACTGAGGCCCGAAATCTAGGTTTTCAATTAGAGAAAGATCAAGCAGTAGCGTTTGCGCAAATTTTGGGCGATGAATGGGATCACAACCAACGTGTCCGCCGTGTTGCTCAGGGAGACCTTGATTTGTCAGCGTGGGAAATGGTTGAGGGCGGCCTTAACCAACCACTACAGGCTGTTCTCGATGTTGCTGTTGAGCCATTTGTTGAAAACATTATTGACCCCATTGTGGCTGGGCCCGGCGCAGCTGCCCGAGCTACTGGTACTCCACTTATTCAAGGTAGAAACATTAGAGAAGCTTGGGCACAAGCAAACAAAGCCAATCATACACAAGACATTTTTTGGTATGAAAAGAATGCCGCAGAGCTAGGTCGTGCTGCAAAAATAACTGGTGGCCGCTTTGCAGCTCGTCTTGAGGGCGCAGCAGGTAGTACGTTTGAACAAGTGTTGCCTGAAAGTGAAATGAATGAGTGACATTTCTGACAGCGAACTGCTGCAGCTTGTTCGCTCTTTAAATCTAAAACGAATCCAAATTGACCCCGAAAAAGCGGGTGCGGCTTTTGATAAGTTTGGAGACTGGGTTTCGCTTGTCGAAAGCGACCGTCGAGTTGATGCCAAAAGTTTAAAAAACACGGCTGCGGGTTTATATCAATACACTGCAGACTCGTTGCGTACGGCAGTTAATCGTTTAGAAAATACTATTGGTTCGCAAAATTTGCCTGCATGGGCTGTAGCGGCTCGTGAGTCTGGTGATGCAAGGACACTAGATGCGGCAAAACAAAAAATACTGTTTGAAGCCGACACTTTTCAAAAACCAACTTGGGATGACACGCTCCGTGCAATGGCCGCCGGAGATGCATCATCTGCTATTGAGTTCTACAAGAAATATCATCACACCAATCCAGATGAAGCGACGTTAAAACGTATTGCTGCATTGCAGGATCAGCTTATTGTTGGTGACCAGGGTTTAGAAGAAACTCAGCAGCCCGAAATTCCTGACGCAACTCCTGCAGAAACAGCTTCTGTAGAGCCTCAGGTTCCTGATGCAGCTCCCAGAGAAGAAGTGTCTGTTTCAGAGTTAGACCCTGTAGAAGCAGAGCCTCAGATTCCTGATGCTGCTCCGAGGGAAGAGGTGTCTATTTCACAGTTAGACCCCGTAGAAGCAGAGCCGCAAGTTCCTGACGCGGCTCCGAGAGAAGAGGTGTCTATTGCACAGTTAGACCCTTTGGAAACAGTTGCACAACAGCCGGAAGAAAGTGAACCAGCTGAACCGCAGCCTTCAATTAATTGGGACGTAGTAAAATTTAAATACGGAGTTGCGCAAGATAAACCCTTAGAGTTTTCTGATAAGAGCTGGAAACAGCAGGCGTTTTGGAGCGCGGTTGCTAAAGAAAACGTTATAGCTTTGCTTGGAGGGGTGGAAGTAGACAACGGTCTTCAGGAGTTAAAGCAAGCTGCTGATGCTGCTGGTCGCTTTGTCGATCCTGAATATGATTGGACTAGCGACGAGCGGCTTCAAAACCTTGACGATGTTTCGCGTCTTTATTTTTCGCACAGCAACTCTTATGAGCATACAACAAGTTTGCTTGCTGAATACAAAGCCGAACAAACGTTAGAACGCAATTTAAGCGGTGAACGTGGCGCACAAATTATGGGCACTGTAGCAGGAGCTATTGTTGACCCATCTTTGTTGGCTCTGCCTGCCATCAGGGCTACGACAAAAGGATCGCAAATACTGCGCGCTGCAGGCGTGCTTGGCACAGAAGAAGTCACAAAACAGATACTCGATCCAAGCCGCGAAGATTCTTATTTGGCATACGCGCTTGGCGCTGCCCCGATTGTTGGTTTGCTTCAGAGAACCAAGCCTATGCGCAACCTTTCTTTGCAAGAAGCTGCGCAAGTAGAAGAGCGCGTTCTAAGAGAAATGGTGCTTCCTGACCCGAACGATGTTGGAGTTTTGGGTGCTGCTATTAATCCAAGGTCAAAACCACTTTCTGTTACAGATGATGTTGCAGAAATGCGGCCTGCAGACGCAGTTGGTGGGATTCACAAATTAAACTTAAATCCTATTAGCGTTTTGCTAAATGAACCAGACACGAAGCTTGCGGCTATTACACAAAGCATTGTTACTAGAGCGTTGGAGATCCCAATCTACCTGCGAGGGAATCTTGCAAATCGCGCATTAGCAACACCGAACGATAACGCTGAAACACTCTTGCGCACTGGGCGTGGCCCAATGGTGCAAACTTTTAGCCAAATACGCGAAAATTACAGCAAGTACGCGCTGCGTGTTACCGGCAAGCGCCCATCTGGGATGAGGATGACGCTTGACCGCTCTCGTGCTGACGAGCTTAGTTTTCGTCAATTTGGCCGCGAAATAACAAAAGCACTAGGCAATGGGGGGAAGCACTCAATTCCAGAAGTTGCTGAAGCCGCAACGCATGTCCGTAAGTATTATGATGATATGTGGGAAAAAGGGCAGCGCACAGGAACGTGGGAAGGAATTGCTGCGTCTGAGTTGCGCGCTATTGACCGCAGACTTGAAGAACTGCGCGCTCCTCTGACAAGCACAAATCCATCAGCAAGAATTGCAACAGAAGCTGAGCGTGCGCGTCTTATTCGTGCAAGAGATATTGCAAAAGACCGTCTAGAGCGAGCCAGGAATGGCTCGCAGAGTAAACGCTCTGACTATTTTAATGTCGTTTATCGCAGAGATTTTTGGAAGCAGAACAAAGATCATGTGATTGGCATCATTATGAAAGAGGGGCAGCATACCCGGTCTGTTGCAGAAGAAATTTATAACGACATCGTAAAAACCGTTCCGTATCGCGGGAATCAAGCGATGCGCTCAGCACAAGCGCGGACCTTAAACATTGACCCCATGAAGTTTGTTGATGATGCGGTAGGCGATGCTGTTGAAACAGACATCTTTTCACTTATGCGTATGTATCAGCGTTCTACAGATGCTGACATAGGCTTGTATTCTAAATTTGGGTCTATTGACCTGGGTGACGAAATAGATGCCATCAGGAAGCTTTTTAAGGAGCAAGCAGAGGGCATGAGCCCTTCACAGATGCGAGCCCACCAGAAAAAGATGGAAAGCACTATACAGCGCGTAGAAGCAGTGCGTGATTTGGTGCGCGGCACGTATGGTTTGCCAACTGACCCCGCAAATATGTCGTCCCGATTTATCAGGATGTCTAAAAACTTTGCGGCTTTAACGCTGCTTACTGGCCCGCTTGCAGCTTTGCCTGACCTTGGTCGCATCGTAATGGTAAACGGTTTGAGAAACACGCTTGGGTCTTCTTACGAATCGTTGTTTGCCGGGTTTGGGACGTGGAAAGCTTCTAAATCTTTAATGAACTCTGTTGGGGAAGCGGCTGATATGATAATGGCCGCAAACGCAGCGCGCGTGACGGACCTTGGTGATTACATT